GAAAACTTACACCACTAGAGTGTGAGAGATTACAAACCTTGCCTGACAACTACACAGAGGGTGTTTCCAATACTCAAAGATACAAGATGATTGGGAATGGTTGGACTGTAGATGTTATAGCACATATATTGAGAGGAATAAAAAATGGATAAATATTATAAACAACTACAAGGTTTTAAAATTAAAAAGTATCTAGGAGAGGACAAGGATGGATTCCCAGAATTTATTCTCACTAAGCCTAGATGGAAGGATGTCAAGATGGCAGTAAGTTGTGACCCCGAAGGTAACGGTGGTGGATTTTTATTTTTAACTGAAGCAGAGGAAAATACACAATGATAATGGAATCTATAATGTGTCTAGCACTTAATGTATACCACGAAGCTAAGAATCAAAGTTTCATTGGGCAAGTGGCAGTTGCACAAGTTGTGATGAATAGGGTAAAAGATCCTAGGTATCCCAACAATGTTTGCGATGTAGTCAAGCAAGGCTTAACATATAAGTGGAAACCATCATTACCAATTAAAAATAAATGTCAATTTAGTTGGTATTGTGATGGAAAAAGTGATAAACCTAAACAAAAGAAAGCTATGGAGACTGCTATGCATGTTGCTAACGGTGTGTATAATGGACATCTAGATGACTTTGTTGAGGGTGCTACACATTACCATGCCTACTATGTTAATCCTAGTTGGGCAGAAACTAAAACATATATAACTAGAATAGATGACCACATATTTTATAGGTGGGATACAGAAAGGAGAAGTAAATAATGTTTCATAGAATAGTAGATTTTTTTAACGTTAACTATGGAGAAGGTACAAAGTTTGACCTTGACTATGGTAAATTATTAATCATTGGACTATGCATATACATAGCCATAAAAGTATCTTAATTACAAACAATGGAGAAAGGAGAAATATCATGCCATTAGATTTTGTAACTAACCCTTTATTTCAAATAGAGGGATCTGACCTTGACTTCAAAGTAGGATACGAGCCAACTAAGATGCAAGGCAAAAAGTATGTCATCAACAAAAGTACTGGGGATTATATCGGTATTGTAGGAGATGGCTTTAATTGTGCATCACACCCACAGTTTTTTAATGGGATCAAACAAGTGATACAAGACAATAGAATGCCACATGAATTAAAAGATGCAAAGGTTAGAATATCCACTGCTAGGAATAATGCCTTTGGTCTTTTAGATATCACGTTGCCTAACGTGGAGCATGAGGTAATCACGAACAAGCATAGAACAGTTATCAATGAACGTATTGTAGCATTGCATGGTGTTGATGGGTCTTGTTCTAATCAAGCTCATACAGGAGCAATTGATAGCTACTGTAGTAATGGACAGATTACTGGAGACTTCAATAGTATTATTATGAAAAATACTAAAGGATTTGTCTATGGTAATTTTATCAACAAGCTAAAGAAAGCTAGAGCAAACTTTGAGCTACGTTGTGAGATGTTACAGAAATGGGCAGACACACCTCTCAATGTAGATGGTAAGACATTCTTATCTAGCATCATCAAGTCTGAGAAGATGGTAGACAAGATGTATGAGTTAGCACACAGAGAGATTGCCAAACGAGGCAAGAATGTGTTTGCTCTTTACTCTGCATTCACTAACTACTCTTCTTATGCTGATGACCACAATGGTTTCACTCTTAGAAATACTGGTCATGACACTCAAGCAGAGTCCATGTGGAAAAGAGAGCAAGAGGTTGCCAAGTGGATAAACTCACCACAGTTTAAGCAATTGGTGGCAGCGTAATGAAAGTTAATAAGTTACTACAAGAGTACTATTTATCGTTTGATTTCAACAACTTACGTGATGAAACTAAAGCACAGTATAAATACTTTCTTAGTGTAGCTATGGATACAGATGTTGGTACTACTCGCACTTTGGGTAGTATCAACTTATCTGATATCACTACTAAGAATGCTAAAATGTGTTACGAAAAATGGTGTGAAAAAGGCATACACATGGCAAATCATGTTGTGTCTGTAGCTAGGATCTTAATTAATTATGCTATACATATGGAGTATTGCCACACTAATCCATTCTCTCACGTGAAGAGAAGAACTGCACCACAGAGAAAGGTTGTTTGGCAAAAAGAAGATGTGAAAAAGTTTTTAGATCATGCCTATTCTGATTTTAGATATAGAAGTATAGGTCTGATTGTTCACATGGCATATGAATGGTGTCAGAGATTAGGGGACATGAGAACATTAACATGGGAAAGTTTAGATTTGGATAATCAGAAAGCACATATTACTCAATCTAAGAGAAGAGCAGAAGTTTTTCTTCCCATAGCTAATGACCTTAACGACATGTTAAAGTCGCAACGAGAGGACTTTGGCTTTCAGAGGTACGTTACCCCTAGACCCAAGCCAAGAAGGGGTCTGTACAAGCCTTATTCGCTCACTAAACTACCTGTTATAGGTAGACAAATAATGAATGAAGCAGGATTGTCTGAAAATTTGAGATTATCTGATCTTAGAAGGACAGGAACAACTGAAATGGTAGATGCTGGAGTATCAATGGGTAATATCATGTCTGTAACGGGACATGCTAACCCCCAAAGTGTAAAACCTTACATGAAAAATACTTTCACTTCTGCTAACTTTGCATTAGATGCAAGAAAAAAATTGACGGATTTTTAAAGTTATGGTAAAAGACATTAACGTTGTCCGGGGGTATATGTTAGACTTAGATATACCTATAGGACATACCAAGAGACTTAACTGTCCCATTTGTAATGGCTATAAGACATTTACTGCTACTAATAATATGGGAATGTTAGTTTGGAATTGTTACAAAGTATCTTGTAACATAAGTGGTAACACAAGGGTACAACTCTCTGCTGATGATATTCGACTACATCAACTACAGAAAGATAGTGAATCTCCTCCACTCACAACCTTTGTGTTACCCGAATATATTGTCCCCCATAATAATAGATCAAAACTAATTCAATTTTGTAACACATGGAATCTAGACCCTAACAAACTAGATTTACATTACGATGTAAAAGAAGATAGGGTTGTGTTTCTAGTGAAACAGAATGATAAAATTGTGGATGCCACTGGCAGAGCATTAACATCAAGAATACCTAAATGGAAACGATATGGAAATAACCCCTTGCCTTATTATCATGGCAGTGGTAATGTCGGTGTTGTTGTAGAGGATTGTGTTAGTGCTGCCGTTGTTGGTGGTAATGCATTCGTCGGGGTTGCTATTCTTGGTACTTCACTCTCGGAAGAACATAAGGATTTTCTTTCACGATTCTCTACAATAATCATAGCACTTGACCCCGATGCTATGCCTAAGATTTTTGCTTTTGCAAAAGAACTAAGAGGATATGTAAAAAACATTAAGGTATTAAGATTAACTGATGATTTAAAATATTCACGAAAACAAGATATAACTAATTTATATAACCTAACCCCGAAGGAGTAAAATATGGAATTAGCATTATTAAGAAGTTTGATGGACAAACAATTTTATGATGATCATAAAGGAGCAAGATGTCCAGACAGATTGTTTAGTAAAGATTCAAGAAAAATTAAACAATCAATAGATTCAGCGATGGACAGATACGAGAGAACTGTAACACCTGATGAAATAGAAGCATTGTTTATGACTAGTCATCCATCGATGACAACTGCACAGAAACAAGCCTATTCAGTATTATTCAAATCAATTAAGAAAGAACAACCATTGGGCAATGATGTGGCACAAGAGGTGCTATCAAAATTGTTCCAACAAGTTATAGGCGAAGATGTGGCTAACTTAGGATTTGATTATGTAAATGGAGTACAGACTAGTCTTGAGCCACTGCGATTGTTACTTGAACAATACAATGATGACTTTACCCCGGATCTAAATGTAGAATGGGATGACATAAGTATTGAAACATTACTAGCTAAGAATGATCTTGAGGCTAGGTGGCACTTCAATATACCCCCACTCACAAGAATGATTAGTGGTGTAAATGCGGGGCATTTAATTGAAGTAGGTGCTAGACCAAATACAGGTAAGACAT